ACTTGCTGCCGATCCTAAACGTATACCTTGGCATGGAAATGGGCATCCTCAATGAGGCATTCATGCTGGAGATGCGCGCGCAACTTCCAGACGGGGAGTTCATCAGGCAATTCCTATGCAAGAACGTCAGCGCGCAGAATCACATCTGGGAGAAGTACATCCGTAAGGCGATGTCAGTCGGTTTGCAAGCAAAGCTGGAGATAGCTGAACCGATGCCCGGCATGCGCTACAAGAAACGCGGCCTGGTCTCGTTCGGATACGACCATTCCGGGCACGGAGAATCGCTGCATGCTTCCAAATCTGCACTGGTGGTATGCGAGCAGATCGGTAACTACATCACTTTCCCTTTCGTGAAAACTTGGCTGCCGGGAACCGATGATGGCGTAGTTCAGCGCGACTTGCGTGGCTTCTGGGAATATTTCCGTCCGGATTATGCAATGGGCGACGCGTATGGCGTCGGCATGCTGACCAGCCTAAATGATGAGTTATACAGCCATGGACTGACCGAAATTGACCGTCGCACCATCGGGGATGGTGACAGCACGGCGACCACCTGGACGCAGTGGCCGTTCGCCCCAATCCGCTTCGAGGGTATGACTAAACACAGCATGGCCACGGCGCTACGGTCGGCATTTCATAACCAGCAGGCCGCCATTCCCTATTTCGATGACAGCCGAGATATCAGTGAAGCCAAAGAGGCGGCCAACGTGGTATGGCTACCGCCAGGCGCGGAGTCTATGGAATTGAAAGGCCCGCCTGACTGGATACTGTTCGTTCGCCAGCTCGGCAACATCAAAACACTTCCGACCAAGGCCAGTTATTCGAGCTACAAGATGGTGAACGTTAAGATCGGCGATGACCTGTTTGATGCGGCCTGTGCGGGCGTATGGGCGCTGGTGACACGCGGCGCGGTGGATGTGCCGACAGTAATCAGCGGGCGCGTGCAGACGAGAGATCAGCTGCTGGGAAATCATCTTTCCGGTACCGGAAGATGATTGGGATGACGCCATGAGATATGGACATGATCAAGGGCGCGCATTGGTAAAACCAGATCCAGTTACACGTCCGTTGCGGGTGCTGAGCGCAGCGGAGCAGGCGAAAGTTGCAGAGAACCGCGCAGCGGTGCATGAGCACTTGCCGGAAATGCTTCCGTTCATCAAGAAATTGCACGAGGCAGGACTGATCGACGGATGGCGCAGCGTGGTAAAAGTGGAATTATTCAAGGAAGGAAAAGATCATGGGAATACTTGATGGTTTGATAGGACGCGCGAAGAGTGCCGCCGCAAAATTTGCCGCTGCGCCCCAAGCGAAACTATTGCCGAATGAGAACGCCACGCACAACGCCACTACTAGCGAGACCGGGCGTCGGCCGAACGCAGAAGACCAGATAAAGTATGCCTATCGTTTGATGTGGGTAGATCCTGATCTTCGTCAGGCGATACTTGATATTCGCGAGATGGATAGGCTGGACGGCCGCGTGAAGCGGATCCACAGCCGAATTGCCAGAGACACCGTCAAAGGCGGACTGATTATGCAACAGGGTCAAACTAACGATATCCTGTCGCGTGAATGGAATATATTCCAGCGCAACTTACAGCTCAATCGGATTGAAAAACTCAAGTCGGATGCGCGCGGTCTGGTGATGGAAGGCAATCTTCCTTACCAATGGGTGTTAGATCGTGAATTTAATATTGTGTCCGGCGTGAGAATGCCGTCAGAAACGATCTTACCGAACATCGGTTCAGACGGGTTATTCAAGGACGTACAAAAGGCCTACATCCAGTTCGACATCATGACCGGAACTGAGCAAGCAACCTTCCCACTTTGGCAATTGTTCCACGCCCGTTTTGACCCAGATAATTTCGATGACATGGGAAGCCTGGGCAGACCATTTCTCGATGCGACGCGCGCCACCTGGCGCAAGCTGAATATGTCTGAAGAAGACCTAGTGATTCGCCGCCGAATGCGCGCTCCGCTACGCGTGGCGCACGTCCTCAAAGGGGCTTCAATTGAAGATGTCGCCATCTACCGAGCGCAGGTAGAGAAGGATCAGGCGGAAGGGATGACCACCGATTACTATATGAATCGGGAGGGCGGAGTCAGTGCAATACAGGGTGACAGCAATCTCGATCAAATGAAGGATATCGTCCACCTACTGGATACTTTTTTTTCTGGGTCTCCTTTACCCAAAGGGATGATGGGCTATACAGACGGTATGGCACGCGACATTCTGGAAGACCTGAAGCGCGACTACTACGATGAGATCGATGTTATTCAGGACACGCTATCTTTTGTTTATGAGGCGGGATTCAGATTGCAATTACTACTCAAAGGAATTAATCCTGACAACGAGGATTTTCGCGTAACTTTTGCCGAACGTCGTACTGAGACAGCTAGTCAGACCACTGATCGCGGGCTCAAGCTTAAAGCGATGGGCTTGCCGCAAGGGTTGATATGGGAAGAGCTGGGCTATGACCCAGCTTATGTCGAGCGTCGTCGCAAGTGGGAAGCGATGAACTACGACCCTTACCCTGATCCCAACGCGCCCATTGTGCCGCCGGACACCACTAACGTTAAGCCTGTGTCACGTAATCGCGGCGTAAGCGTATCGGTGACGCCAGGGAACGGGCGCAAGGGTGAGTCCGGAACCAGCATCCGTAATAGTTAAATATGAGCACCCGAACTGAACACAAAGCCAGTATCAAGCGCGCCACGCTTGCGGCTCAGCACGAGGTAGTGAATCTTGATGCTGCCGCGATGGATGATTTGTCGCGTATTTACGAGCGGGCTGCAGAGCAGCTCGCGCAGCGCATTGCAGCCTACTCTGGGGCGGATGGCAATATCGCTTTGCAGGAATTGCAAAGCATACTGATGCAAGTGAATGGCCAACTCAAGGCGCTGTCAGAGGAGCGAAATGCATTGCTTGACCGCAATTTGTCGGCGGCGGCTGATTTAGGAACCCGGCCGTTTGCATCAGCGCTCACTGCTGCAGCTGCAATGCAAATCAACCACGAAGCATTGCGCTTTGTGCGCACATTTGTGGCATCCGATGGATTGCAGTTGTCAGATCGAATCTGGCGATTAGACCGGCATGCGCGCGACTCGATCAGCAATGCAATAGAGCAGGCGGTGATTCAGGGACAGGGAGCGACGCAGGCGGCGCGGGAATTTTTATCACGAGGACAGTCTGTCCCGGTTGATATACAAGATAAGATCAGCGCGGCCGGTACCGGAAAAATTGCCAGAGAAGCAAGAGATGCATTACTAACGGGGAATGGAAGCCCAATGGATAACGCGATGCGGTTGATGCGCACAGAGATCAACCGGGCACATGGAGAGGCTTATATCAAAGGCGCGATGTCTCACCCCGATGCAGCCGGAGTACGCTTTGTGCTGTCACCAGGGCACCCACGGCACGACATCTGCGATCTGCATGCCACCCAGAATCTATACGGACTTGGTTCCGGGGTTTATCCGAACCGTGGCGCTTGCCCGTGGCCGGCGCATCCGAACACGCTGTCATTCGTGGAGGTGGTGTTCAGGGATGAGGTTACTATAGAAGATAAAGCAGGAAAGGAAACGCCGTTGCAGGCGTTGGACAGACTAACACCTGCGCAACGCGTTGGTGTGCTTGGCACGAACAAGCATCAGGTATTCAAGGACGGAATGCTGACGCAGGGAATGATAAAATCCCCTTGGAAAGATATTAAACCACGTATTGAAAAACTGGACATGCTTAAAGACACGCGGGACAAACTCACCAAACAGTATTTCAACGGAAAGGGAATTCAGTTTTCAGGGATGGTTTCGGATATCGCTCTAGAAAATGGTATCGTTGACAAAACGACCCTACCCGATTTGCTGGGCGCTTTGGATGGTTCGAGAATCAGAGTAAATATGCGCAAGAATCGCATTGACTTCGAAGCTCGTCATGAGCTTTACGATCGGCCAATAACCTACATGCTCGATAAAGACGGAGTGCTACATGCAGTCGAATTCTATCTTTCTCCCGATGCACCGGAGGGAATTGGAACGCGCATGATGGGATCAACCCTGTTGACCTCATCCGAATTGGGTATCAAGGAAGTCCAGCTAAATGCAGCCGGAAGACCTGATAACGGTTATTACACCTGGGCCAGATTGGGATTTGATGGAGAACTTCCGGAAAAAATACGACAGGCTGCGGAACGGTCGGGCTTTCACGGTGTCGGAACAGTTCAAGATATTTTCACTCAGGATGGCGGACGTGAATGGTGGCTGGAAAACGGGGTGGGAATGAAAATGAAGTTTGACCTTGACCCGGATAGCGTTTCCATGAAATCATTCAGCAACTATTTAGTCGAAAAAGAAATACGGCTATGAGACTCCAAGACAGATTAAAACGACGTACCGGCACGAATCCCAGCGCAAAGACGCTGAGTCAGTTGCTGCCTGATGCAAATGCAGCCGATGCCAAACGTGAAATTGATGCTGCCAAACAATCAGGTCGGGCTACCCTATCATTTCGTGATATTGGCGATGCGACGCCTGTGATCCGACGACACGCTATTGCAGCGTGATTTTGCAGCAACCCAAAAACCCCGCTTCGGCGGGTTTTTTATTATCCACAGTTTCTGTGGATAACTCTGTCAGTAAAAGTCAATTTACTTATCCTAATCAATACAGATAGCCACCGCTTTTAAAATTTAAGCAATCTGCCATTTTCATCCCTGTTTCTGGCTTGACCAATCCCAGAGAATCACCTCCAACCTGATAAAGGCCAATCCTTCTGTGGCGGGTTACAGCTCGCTCGCTCCGCTCGTTACAGGAGGTTTCTAGGTTTCTCAACAGGACCAAAAATGAACTTAAGCCGACACATTTTGCTATCTGAAGTACCCGCCGGGACAGTGCGATTCCTGTCCGGCATCCATGTGACTCTGGATGAAGGTAAAACTCAAAGCTGGGTAACGGTAACGCGCACCGGAACGTTCAATGATCCGCGCTACGGACAGTTTGAAATCAATCGCCACATGCTGTCGGCGATGGTAGCGAACTTTGACAAGAAGGTTTACGGGCAGGACGTGTTTTTTGATGTCGCTCACGAACCATCGAAAGGCGCGGCAGGTAAGGTATTGACGCTGAAGGTAGAAGGTGACCGGTTGCGCGCGCTGGTTGACTGGACCCCTTACGGCATTGATGCCATCAAGAACAAAGGCTATGCCTACAGCTCCATCGAATATCACGAAAAATTTCAGGACAACGAAACCGGCACGCAGTATGGCACGGTGATGATGGGCGCAGCGCTGGTGGTACGTCCCTGTATTAAGCGCCTTGACCCCATCCAGTTGTCCGAAGCATCCGGCGGGAATGTTCCCACGCTGATACACCCCGAATTGCAATCAACCCTCTTACAGGAGATACATGTCATGTGGAAAGAACTGCTCAAACAATTAGCTGAAAAACTCGGCTCCATGAAACTGGCTCAGACCGTGGTCGCATCACTGATAGCGGCTGCTGAAAAATCGCTGCAAAGCGTGACGGATGAGGCAGTTGCCAAATCGCTGATGAGCACTTTTGAAGAATCCGGAAAGCAGCTGGCCGAATCGATTGGCAACCAGCATGTGCAATTGTCGATTGCCGTACCTGAGTTCAAGGTTGGTATGACGGTCGAGGATGTCAAAAAGCTGATGGCAGATGAGGCATCGGCACAAGCTGCAGCTGCGAAAAAGCTGACCGAAGGCCGGGCGACGAATGTGAAACTGCTGACCGATACCATCAATGCCGTAAACGGATTTGATGATGCAATGAAGAAAAGCCTGGCCGAAGCGGTCGCCGATCTGGTCACGCCGGAAATGACGGCTGACCAGGTAAAGCGTCTTGCCGAGGTGCAGATCAAACAGGGCAATGATCTGTCTGTTGCACGCCAACTGTCTGCGATGGGTTTTGCTCGCCCCGCCGGAAGCGTACATATCACAGTGGATTCCAGCAACCAGGTGAAAGCGTTGCAGGAAGAAGCTGACAGGCGTCTTGGTATTACAGGGATGCAAGCCTCACGACGCTTCTCAAATACCAGCGGCGTGCTGCAAGTCGTCAACAAGGATTTTGCGGAAAAGGTATTGGCCGCATTTGATGCTGAACGCGGTCAACAGTTACACCGCGAACACAAGATGCTGGCGGGTGGTGACGGTGTAGTTTCCGATGTATCCGTTCCAGCCATCTTTGAACGCACAGTGATCCGCGAAGCGCTGTACAACATGATCGGCTTGCAGTTTGTAGATATCGGTACGCTACCTTTCTCCGCTTCGGCATTGATCCCTTACAGCTACCGCGATACTGTGGCGGCCGGCATCAATAGCACACGCGTTTATGAAGGCGGCTCGGTACCAAGATCAGGTGT